GTTCCTTTGTCAGACGAGCCTTTGCTGTCCAGCGCTTCCCCTCGCCAGACTTATATTATCTATGGTTTTGTAGAGAACGACACAGCCTTCGGCGTTCAGCGTCTCGGCACTTTGTCTCTACGCATTATCGCCCCCGACTCCGTGAAACTATCAGAAGTGGTCAATGTGTTGTCAGATACATTTGAATATGAAGACCTCGCAACGGTCTCCATCAATCGGTGGTCGTCTGTGGAACCACAGTTTATTGGTGTCAGATTCACCGGAATCAGGACTTCGTACGTAGAGGTCGGAGACCCTGAAATCAAAGAAGGTGGCCCGGTAGAAGGAGTGGTAAATCTCAATTACCGCTATGTCCGTGACTACGCTTCAATCACGCTTCCTGCTTGAGTTTTGCTTTTAGACGAATACTAGGTTAGAATTTAGATTGAGAGAGCGTAAACAAATACTTTAATCAGGAGGTGAATTAACTATGGCATTGCAAAAGAAGAACATCATCGTCGGTGCAGCCCGCGTGTTCCTCGGACCATCAACGTCCGACACCGCGTCATTGGCTACATCCAAGCCTGCATTCGTGACCGCTACCCGCTATACAGCCACGATGGCTACCGCTGATGGTTCAACCGACACCGGTGTGGCTACACTCGTTACTAACTGGCGTGAGGTTGGATATACTCAGGACGGCCTTGAAGTTGCTACTGACCCATCATGGGGCGAGGTCGAGGTTGACCAGTTGCTTGACTCTGCAAAGATTTTCAAGGACGGTATGAGCCTTAACATCAGTACCACCTTCGCAGAGGCAACGTTGGAGAACTTGCTCATTGCTTGGGGTCAGTCCGCAACTACTGTATCCTCAGTTGTTCCGTTTGAACGTGAACTGGCTTTCGAGGGTGGAAGTCTTGGAGAAGCCCCGCTTGAGCGCGGGCTAATCGCAGTCGGTAATGGCGTTGAGAACGAAGGTTCTAATACTTACGCTGAGCGCGTCTACCAGTTCTACCGTGTACTATCTGTTGAGGCTACGACAATTAACAACTCTCGTTCCGAGGCTGCAACTATCCCTGTCACCTTCCGAGCACTTCCGGCTGACAATGGACGTTACGGTTCCGCACGTGAACGTTTGAACGTCACCTGATAGCGAAGTTAGACTTTAGCATGCCCCCGGTTCACACCGGGGGTTTTGCTATGCACGTTCTGAATTTGCTATAGCGCCCATTGCATGCTAAGATAATGTCAACATGAAGGAGAATTACTAAATGTCAGCAAACACAGTATATACCGCAGAGACTATTTCTCTACAGGACGGGACCGAGGTAACGCTTAAGCCTCTTGCGATTGGACTACTTCGCAAGTTTATGAAGGCTTGGGCAAAGTTCTCAGATGTAAAGGACGAGGATGACGCATTCGAAATCTACGTCAATTGCTGCGGCATCGCACTGTCGCCGGAATTCAAGTCAACGTTTGAAAAGACGCTCGACGCCGAATCCGAACTCACTGAGGATTATCGTGAGTATTTGGAAACCGTTCTAGACCTGGATACCGTTTTCAAGATTATGGACGTATGTGGCGGGTTGAAGTTGAATGACCCAAAACTAGTGGAGGAAATGGAGAAGTTGGCGGTACAGCAGGCGGCGGAACAAGATGGGAAGATTTAAGACTTGATGAATTGGAGGCGGAGGCATTGTTACTAGGTATTTGGCGTAACGTCGAAGACCTTGAAGATGCACTATCGCTCCCAGAACTTCAAGCAATCCTTAATGCATCACGAGAAAAAGAGCATAGACACAACAAGTTCTTGGCAGCCCTCCATGGTGTCGATATCGACAAGGGGCGACAGGAAGATGCGGAGGCAGCATTCGATAGAGTCCAACGTCGCGTAGCGGCGAAACTCAGTGGAGCCAGCGAAGAACAACTGGAACACATGGACTTCGGCATCGAATTCGAAATTGAACACTAATGCAGATTAAGATTACAGGTTCGGCTAATCTAAAGCCGATGGAGGCCCAACTCAGGGCAGCACAGATTCAGGCCAAACTCCTTAATGACGAGTTGGCCCGAACCTCTCTCATTCCGGCGGGCGGAAGTCCTGCCGGATTCCGTCAATCTGCCTCTGCAATGGCATCAATGACCAGAGTCTTTGACTCGGCGATGGCATCCTCTGGCGCATACCGCGTCGAACAAGTTCGTCTTAACGATGTAATCGCAAAGAACACAGACCTGCTCAAGCGTCAAAAGTTGGGCTTTAGGGAAGTCTTTGGGAAGAGGGATTCTGCTGCTCGCAACATGATGAATCAAATCTTCCGCGAGCAGGGAGCACTAAGCCAGATGATGGCCCGCTCCATCCAGGGTGGTATTGGTGACGGTCGCCTAAAGGCATCACTTTACATTCCAGAAGACGTTCATAAGTCATGGGATACCTTCAACCGCCGCATAGGAATGACTGGATATCAGTTGTCTTCCGCATCGAGAGAACTGTTGAACTGGGGTAAGAATACACAGTGGGCTGGTCGCCAGTTGATGGCCGGTCTTACTTATCCTATGCTCGCCTTCGGTGCCGCCGCTGGCGTCATGGCGTACAAGGTTGACCAGCAGTTCACCAGAATCAAGAAGGTTTACGACACCACGGCAGACCAGTTCTCCAAGAGCGTGGACGAGACGATGGCGGCTCAAAGAGAACTTGATAAACTTCGTGCCGATGGTCTGGAGACTGCCGCTTCGGCTGCCAGATTGTATGGTTCATCCATGACCGACACTCTCGGCGTTCAGGCAGAATTGGCTGCAACTGGACAAAAAGGTGCCAAGTTGCAGGGCGCAACCACCGAGGTAATGAAGAATGCTATGCTGGGTGAAATCGACTACCAGACCGCAACGAAGACCACCATTGCGCTACAGCAGCAATTGCACGCGTCTACGTCAGACCTGGCCGATATGTGGGCCTACATGAACTCCGTGGAAAACGCCACCTCTCTTGCCATGAAGGACTTTGCGGCTGCGATTCCGATTGCCTTGGCTCCGATTCGTGCCATGGGTGGAGACCTCCAAGACCTCGGTACCTTGATGACCGGTATGGTGGCGCAGGGTATTCAGGTTGGCAAGGCCGCGAATGCCATTAAGGCACTCCCACAACGTCTATCTAACCCTGGTAAGTCGGTACAGGAATTGTTCAAGACTCTGACCGGACAAGACATCATGGAAATCAATGCGCGCTCCGGTGACAATATCATCACGCTGTTGACCGATATCCACCACGCTACCAAGGACTTGGAAGCACAGGCTAAGAAGCGCGTATTCGCCAGTCTTTTTGGCTCCTTTCAGTTGAGCACCATGAGCGCAATGGTAAACTCTATGGGAGACTTGGAGAATGGTGTAAATCAGGTAAGTGACGCACACCGCATTGGTGGTCAAAGCGCCGAAGAATGGCGCAAAGTGCAGGAGAAGGAAGTCGAGGCCTTCCAAAAAAGTGCGTCCGGTAAGTTCAAGATTGCACTCGAAACCATTAAGGCATCGCTCGCCTCTGCTGGCGAGCCGTTCCTTGAGGTTGCCACCGGGGTATTGGGTGCAGTAAACAAGATTATTGCCGCATTCAATGGACTGCCGGGAGCAGCAAAGAAGGGTATAATGATTGCCCTGGTCATTGGTGCCATTATTGGTCCTACTATTATGCTTATAGGTTTGATTGCAAACCTCGTTGGCAACATGGGACTCATGGCAGGCTGGATTCTCAAACTCGTCAGTCGATTCACCATTCTAAATAAGGCAGAAGAGGCCAACGCGATTATTAACCAGTTGGCTGAGAAGGGCCTTACCAATCGAGCCACCCAGACCGCGCTCCTAACCGAGCGAGTAAGGGCGTTGACTATTGCACTACAAGAGCAGGCAGCCGCCTACAACAGGACACAAATGGGTCAGGCGGCTCCGGTCCCGGGAGGTACTCAGGGATGGAGCCAGCAGGGTAGTGGTCCTAGTGGAGGACTATGGGTTCCTCCAATCGTTGCAGAAAAGAAGCGTCTTAATCTACAGACATCCATGAACAGTAAGGCAGCAGCCGAAACCGCCATTCGTCAAAATACACAGGCATCCATCAAGGGCTCAAATGTCGCCATGGGTGCGCTCGGAGTATCCACTGCCGCCATGATGTTGCCACTGGGCAAGTCCGTTGACTCCATGGCAAAATGGCTCATGATTGCCACGCTGTTGGTCCCCTTGATGAAGGGTGTTCAAACAGTTGCCACCGCCTCCTATATAAGCAGTGCTAAATTTGTTCGTGAGCAAAGGGCAGCCCGTGCGCCAATTGTTGCCAATGGAAAGGCACTCAGCAGGGTTGCCGGTGCAGGGGGCACTGCCGCAGCCGCTGCTCGTGGCATCGGTGCCGGAATGCTTGGGGCGCTTGGACCAATTGGGGTTGCTACTATCGGCTTGACCGCAATTGTAGGAATTACAATGGCATGGCGCAGCCACATGAAGAAGATTCATGACGAACAGGTCGCAACACAAAAGGCACTATCTAGTCTGACTTCTGATTGGGCACAAGAAGCAGACAAGACCCTTCGTAAGTTCAAGGAACTCAAGGGAGCAATGGTCATGCCGTTCGAAGGCTCCGGCCAGAACGACCAAGACCTTTTTTATGAATCTTTGAAGATGTGGCAGAGCGATGCTCTCAAGAAGCCGCTCGATGCCTACAAGGACATGAGTGATGTTGATGCCGCTGCAAAGCGCATGGACATGTTTATTGATTTACAGAACAGAGCAGGACTTACCGCCAAGCAGGCTGGCATTGAAATTCAAGCATTGATGGTTTCCGCAGGGGCCTCTTCGGCAGAAGCCGCAATGGAAGTAGAGCGTCTTATTGATGAACTTGGAAGCCTTTCTAGTGAAGATTTAATTGTGCAAGTAGACGCGAGAATTGAACTTATTAATTTTGATAATGAACAAACTTTTAAGACCAGTGCAAATGACCTTGCGGCAGCCTGGACAGAAGCGCTGGCAAGGTCCGATGGCCCGGAAGCCGCCGGTACACTGATGGATAGAATGACCGGTGTTATGGATAACAAGTGGAAGGACTTTGTAGACGGATTGACCGACCTTTCTAAGAACGAACTTAGAACTCTGGGAATTGAATCCTCTGCTGAATTCCTTAGCGCCTGGGAAGAGGGAGAACTCAATAAATCTTGGCTAGTAGAAGACCTTGAAGCCGTAGAGGAAATGAGAGAATTCGAAATCATTCTTGCCAATGCCATTGGCAAGGCTAATCACCTTGGCGAAGAGTTTAGCAGTTTGGACGAAGTGCTGGGTAGCGTGCTTCTTAAATCTCGTGCCAATACTGATATGCAGAATCGCATGCTTGCCGCCAGCATTGCTGCCAGAGGTCGATTGAACGGTCTCCTGAATGAAGGGGCAAGAGAACAGGCGATGGCTGAACTCAAGACCATTGCCATGACCATGGGCCTCAAAGAGGCAACCACTATTACAAAGCAGTTGAAGTACATTCTTCAAGGAACCCCGCCAGATGTTGATAAGATTACTCAGTCTGTAAAGAAGATGAACTCTGCTTTCAATATGACTAATCTGAATGCCGACCAGATGAAAGATATACTCAAGACGGCTATGTCCAACGTTCAGGATGAGATTGCCGACAATGCCATGGACGACTTCGACAATCGTATGGAATCCTCTATCGAGAGTGCGCAAGACGCGTGGGAGAATAAGGCCGACGCGCTTGAAGACCGTCATGACAGACAAGACCGTAAGTTTGAGGATAGATGGGAGCGCCGAAAGGACGCTCTGACTGCTTACTATGAGAAGCGCCAAGAGGCCCTGGATGCCCAGATTGAGGCTGAGGAAAAGGCAGAAGATATTCGTCAGAAGATTTTCGAAGCCGAAGAACGACGCATCACTCGTCTTGCTGACCTTGCTAATAGGAATATTGACTTCAACGTCGCCATCCGTACCGGCGACCTTGATGAGGCTGCCCGAATTCAGAACGATGCGCGAGCGGCTGTTCAGGGTTGGGCATTGGACGATGCCGCAGAACAAAGCGGAGGTTCCAGTGAAGCACGCATCGACGCTCTTGAAGAGCAAAAGGATTTGCTTGACAAGCAGCAGGATGCTGCCGAAGATGCTATCGAGAAGCGCGAAGAGCGCGAGAAGCGTCACCTTGAGAAGATGCAGGAAATGCAAAAGAAGCACCTTCAACAGCAGACAGACAACGCCATGGACGCCCTTAATAATCAGTGGAATAATGAAAAGGAAGCATTCAGTGACCGCCTAACCTTGTTTAAGTCCTATATCGCTCGTGACCAAGCAGACCTTGAGGCCTGGATGGAACACGTCGGCTTGTCATACGACACGTTTGGTGCCGATGTCAAGGGCAAGGGTAACGACTGGGCCAAGGCCTTCAAGGAGTCCTTGCAAAAGCACGTCCGCGCAGCCGGTGTCGCTATCGCCTCTGATAGCGCATGGGAAGAATGGGGTGCCAAAGAGGCCAAGAAGACCTTGCTCGGAATGGGCTTCACCTCCATGGCTAAGTTTAAGCGATTCCTCAAGACAGGTCAATTGCCAGAAGACTTCGGCAAGAAGCCTCGGAAGGAAAACCCACCACAAAGCCAGCACGGCATGGCCGGACCGCAGGAATTCCATCGTGGCGGAATGGTCGGTGGTAAAGATAGTAGTCGTTCTGGCGTAGCCCGAACTCACAAGGGATTGCACGCTTCCGAGGTGCTCATTCGCGCTCTCAAGGGCGAAATGGTAATGAATCCTGCTGCTACCCAGAAGAACCAGGGAATTCTTGAGGCCATGAACCGTGGAGAGACCCACCCGTTTGGTGGTCCTACCGGACCTGCCGGTTTGATGAGCGCCATGGCAATGAAGGGTCTTGCTACCGGAGTGGGCAAGGGATTTAAGAATGCTGTAGCAGCACAAATCGTTCGTGCAGCATCAGGTGCCGTCAGCGCAATCATAGGAGGCGGGGGCGTCGGGGTCAATGCTCAAAGTTATGTGGAAGGTCCGGGCGGATGGGCACGGCCCGCCGTGCCTGGAAAAGGCTGGTCCAACAGCCACGACTACCGTAACGGCATCGGTTCTCCGCTGTTCGCGTTTAATAATGCCCGTGTCATAGAGTCGCGCGCAGTGACCTCCGGTGGTTCTGCGGGTAATGGGTTGTATTCCACCCCTTACCGCTCTTATGGCGAGACGCTGGTTCTAGAAGACGCGAAAGGCAACCGAGTGCGTTACGCTCACTTGGACCCGGGAGGTCGTTACGTGCGCGCAGGTCAATTGGTCAAGGGTGGGAGTTTGATTGGCCGCTCCGGCATGACAGGTAATGCCTCTGGTCCCCACACTCACTACGAGTGGAACGGCTCTTATGACGCACAGGGAGCGTTTGCCCAACACGCCATCGGCCTGCGCGATGGCGGGTATACGAAGAAGGACACTGCTGCGGTAGTTCATAAAAATGAAATGGTTATCGACCCAAAGCGCACCAAGGCCCTGTACGGCCTGGTAGATAACTTTACGGGCCAGACTGGCGCATGGACCTGGCTGTCAGGCTTTATGAAGATTGGGCCAAACGGCATGCCGGTACTTGACCCTAGCCGGAACTCTGGCGCAAACAATAGTGAATCGAAGAACGAAAACTCGGGCAAGGGATTCACTCTTCGTACCGGAACGTTCAACCTTTATCGTCCAGGCTCGAACTCTGACTCACAATCCGACCTTGAGCGCCTGATGCCACGGGCCGACATTCTATCTCTTACTGAGTTTATTATGGGCAAGCGTGCATTGGCTCCGTGGATTCAATCGAAGGGCTGGGGGCTGTATGCTTCGGCAATGGCTGGTAGTGACACCGCTCTTGCCTGGGACAGAAAACAGTTGGCCTTTAAGGGTGGGGGCTCACACAAGTTGCCAGGAGCCGGTACTGGAGCGTTTCGTGACCGCGCGGCCACCTATGGCAAGTTCCAAGATATCGAATCTGGGCGACAGTTTTATCAGATTTCCGCCCACACAGCGGGGTATGCGCAGCGTGGTAATAAGGGATGGTTTGAAACCATGTTTAGCCAATACAAGGCTCTGTCGCAGTTGGTTGGTCAACTAGGCCGAAGCGGCTTGCCTGTAATCATGGGAGGCGACTTCAACACGAAGAATCGTTTCAATGGAGGCAAGTTCCCATGGGTCAAGATGCTTACCGATATGTTCGGCACCGGCGCGACCCTAGACCGCATCTTCGCCTCTGCTGGAATAAAATCTCTGAGCAACTCCCGCATCGACGGTCTCCACTCAGACCATCCTGCTATGATTTCTCACCTCTCCATTCCGTCGGCACGCACCGGTATTGAGAACGTGCGCTGGGACAATACACTTGTGAATCTCCACAAGAAAGAATCCGTACTCACCGCCGAACAGTCCAAGAGGTTCCGTGACAATGTTGCATCAGGCGGCGATGTGCAATACAATACTTATATCACACTAAACGCAGCAGACATGGACGCCAATGACGTGGCGAACAAGGTACAACAGATTCAGCGCCGTCAAGCAAGTAGGCGTCCTGTAAGGATGGGTAAGTAATGAGTTGGCAGGCAAATGCGATTATGTATTGGTCTTCGGACGGGACCAATTGGAACAAGATTTCAGACCACAATCGCGCACCCCTCGATGTAAGTTATGAACGCTTCGGAACCGACAACCGAATGGTGAACGCCACCATGCGTCGTCACTCGGTTGGCAAGAAGCGCACCTTTACCGCGTCCTGGGACATGTTTCCTTCTAAAGAAACGCCCTCGTACGGCGGAAAGACCGGCCTTGGTACCGTTGACGGTGGTTGGGGTGGAGAGCAGATTGAGAACTTCTACCAGACGGTTGACGGTCGCTTCTATATGAAGTTACGAAAAGGTATTGACGAGGCCAAGGCCATCGAAGACGGGAGCCTTGAGGTAGTGGAAGTCATGATTACGGACTTCTCAAAATCAATCATTAAGCGTGGCATCGTAGATTTTTGGCAATTGGATATTACTCTAGAGGAAGTATAATGAAGCAGAGTAAAAACCTGACCACCGGAGCCATGGGAACGGCGGTGCATGACCATCTACGTACCGCTCACAATGTTGTGGCAGTTCCTCGTCTCACCGCCGACTGGAATCTCAATCGCTATGTCGAGGACATCAAGGTAGAAAATATCTACAGTGATGAACTCAACGGCTTCGATAACGAAACTTTTCCAATTGAGTCAATTATCGACCCGATGCGCCCCGGAGTTAAGGGGGTGCTCAAGGCTCGTGCGAACCAAGCCGTAGTTTCTGGCAAATACACTACATCGGCAGAGGCCAAGTTCTATATTTCTTCCCCGGACGACAAATACAAATATTGGACTTCGCCAACAATCACCGATGGCAGTGGTGACTTTCCGCTAGATGCTGGGACCAGCACTGTGCAGCCGTACGTACGTTATGGACCCGAGGTAAATACAAACAAGATTGTTATTAAAATTGAGAACACCTGGGCGTCTCCGAAGAATTACAGTGTGGAAATAAGCACCACTCCCTACGAAACAGACCCTGCGGTCTGGACGACGGTAGGAGGAAGCAATCCAACTTACGACTTGTCAACGGGAGTGCTTGTTCTATACTTCAACGGAACAGCGTGGGTCACCACCAAGCCTGCAACACTCGTCACCACTCCTATCACGGGTATCAAGTTCACGGTCGGGGGACTACAGGCCGGTATAAAAAGGGATGGCACCACCATGAAGTATTGGAGACCCACGGGTCTCAATGGAAAACCTTCTCTCAGTACTGCAAACGGAGCCAATTCGTCTCTCAACCTTATTGCAATAGAGGCTCACTTAGAGGAAGACTTTAGCGACCGTCTCATTTCTGTAAGTGACGAATTTGATTTTGCTGAGTCATCCCAGGTCTATCCTGTCGGCACCATCACATCTAATCAGGCATCAATTACACTTGACAACACTGACGAGGTGTTTGACTTTGAAAATCCTGCCAGTCCTTATTATCATCTGCTAGAGCCGAATGTAGAGTTTAATCTTGAATACATTTATACCATCGGCGGCACGGAATACAGCGTACAGCAGTTCAAGATGTATTCCGAAGGACCGTGGCATATAAGTGATAATGCCACGGTCAGCGTGGAACTAGAAGACTGCTCCAAGTATCTCAAGTCGCTCAAACCCAATCCAATGATGTACGAAAAAAAGCCGGTGACACAACTCGTATGGCGTGTTCTTGATTCGGTTGGCTTCACCGACTATGAGATTGATGAATCTGACCTTGCAGACAATCACTTGATTCCAGTCTTCTGGACGACTGGTGAAGAAACGATTTGGGAGATTCTTGATTCACTCGCGCAAGCAAGTCAGACTGCCATCTGGATTGACGGCAATGGCAAGTTACAGGTACGAACCAGAGACGCAGCATTCAAACACTCCGTCGCCCCCGACTGGAATCTGTTGGGGCAGGAAGACGGGGGGACCCTCCCAGATATTATCACATTAAACCAGAATCAGGACTACGAGGCCAACACGGTCAACGTGGTTTACAAGAACACGGAGTGGAAGACTGGAACTGACGGGAACCCGGCCATGAGTATTATATGGGAGCCAGAGGGTGACCTCGTGGTGCGCTCCACTCCGCTCAAGGGTGAATTGACCGTAGACTCTGAATATCTTTATATCAGCGAAGCGGAGGTGGCTCAGTGGCCTTATGAATCTGTAGTACAGATTGATGGAGAACTTATCAGGTATAAGGGCAAGCAATTCGTGTTCTTCACCGGAGAAGACGGAAATTCCATGAGTTCTCACTGGGTTACCAGTCATGATGAATACATAAAACTAAATAGTACGACTCTCCCGGCCTACCGATACAGGAATCATTTCACCGGATTCTTCGCTATCACAGAACGCGGGGTATGGAATACTGAGGCGAAGGCACACCATAATGGCCCGATGAAGTGGCGAACCAAGATGGTTATTAATGACCAAACCGCCCCCACTACCTACAATAATGTTACTAACTTTTACCACGCAAACTCTACGGTTGGCATCGCTCACCACCCGTATATGAATGGACCAAACGACCTTTATTTCGCAAACCACGATACTGCCCACAACTCAGGTTACGATATGCACGGGACTCGCATGCTTTTCGCCCCAGGTTATGCCCATAATCGAGCGGGTATTGGCTTACGTCAGAGCGGTAACGAAGAAGACGGTTATTTTGTAGAGTTGCGTCCAACCTCTACTATTAACAACAGAGCCGTTCACAACGAAATTACTTTGTTCTCTCGCGTGGGTCGTCAATGGAACGTACTCAGCGCCGGGGTGCCAATACCCATCGCAGAATCCATTTGGTATGATGTGGATGTTCAAATCGACACCAATGGCGGTACAGACGTGCTTAAGGTATTTGTCAACGGCTTGCTTGTTGCACAAGGCAGCGCCTCGGGAGTGTGGAAGCAGCCAAATTCTGCTAAGATGAGTATGTATGCTCGCGGAAAGACGGGCGTTGGTTTTGAATATGTGTACGGCATCAAAGAAGGTGCCATAAAGCCCACAGATGATGATTGGAGTTTCTTCGACTTAAAGTATGGCGGTACCCGTGGCAACGCGTGGCAGCGTAACCAAGTTTGGCAACTGGGATTTAGGTACCGCCGCCTTTGGAAGAAAAAGTTTGCACGTCTTCCATACAAGAAGAACATCTATTTCTTTGATGAATTTGGTCCCTACGTTCATGAGGTTCGAGAGTTTGACGTCAAACTAGACCCCAGCCCCGCGCAGTATACCCAACTGTATTCCACCAATGAGTGGTTCGCAGCGCCTGTAGAGTTCTATTCTAATGCGTTTGAAGCCAAGTTTACAATCGCCAATATAGGTAGAGTGAATGCAGTGCTTCACGGAGAAGACAATTTCACCTATGGGGGTTCCACCGCCGCTATTACACAGATGTGTGTCGTGTTGGGAAGGGACCTTGTTATTTCAGATGGAGAAAAGGTGACCGTCAAGGACGAACAGGCCATTCGCAAGCGTGGACCCGTTGAAATCGACTTGGAATCTGACTGGATTCAGTCTCGCTCTATGGCCGACGGCATCGCTAATTGGATTGTGCAGCACTGGTCGGAAGGCGTGGATGAACTGGAAGTTGAAATTTTCGGCAACCCGCTCATCGAAGTGGGTGATGTAGTAGACATAGACTGGACAGAGCGTTCGTTCGACCCGCTTACTCACCAATACTTCGTTGCCGGGGCTCGGAGCGAGTTCTCTAGCGGTATTAGTACTTCCCTAACCCTTCGTCGTGTTAGATAATTGACTAAAGTCCTATTCGATGGTAGTATAAAATCATGGCAAGAAATAACTCCCGAAAACGACGCCGTGCGGTTGACCCCATCTTCCCTATCCCTAAGGGAGCCGAGGATGAGATTGTCCATACTAGCACAGAGCCTAGAATTATTAGGCCAGACATGGCTGTGGGCCTGGGGGACGTACGGCCCCAACAAGTTAACCCAGAGGGTAGCGAGGTCTACTACCTACAGCCTCCAGAGTCGTTTGTAGTTTTTGACCAAAAGATACGACGTGCGCCCGGAGGGCAGCAGGTCGTAGATATTGTTCTGTCGGTCGAAGACTCCCCTGGTGCCAGTGAGTACGAAGTACAGATTGCGAAGGTTTAATGCTTACAATTGCTGGAAAGTCACACATCAAACGTTATCTCGCACAGTACGTGCCTTCCATCGCGGGCGCTGTGGCTGTGGGCGTTGGCACTCGCGCAGAGGCGGGTACCGACTTTGGACTACAATTTGAAATTATTCGAGCACCCATTACTCTTATCACTTATGACTTCGCAACCAATAAGATAGTCTATAAAGCAACACTCCCCGCCGACCTTGTAGCCCAGATTTATGAAGTTGGACTATTCAGCACCTATCAGGATACCGTGGCAGGGGTATTTGGGACGCGGCTTATCACAGACTTTAATTCAGCAGAAGGCTGGGCGAGTGGCGTATTCAGCGCCACGGGCGCTCGCATCGGCGTCGATGGACTGTCTCACACCCCGGCATTGTCGGCAACGACTTCTACCGCGCTGTCCAATGTGATTCTGGACCTGGGTGGATATTCCGGTGCGGACATTTTTAGCATCGCTATAAATGTGGAAAATGCCAATACCTCTTCTTTACGTGTGAGATTCAAGACCGACAGTTCCAATTATTATGACCTTAATATTGGAGCGCAAACCTCTGGGTACAAAGTCATAGATATAGTTAAAGGCGGGGCTACCACGACCGGCTCCCCGGACTGGGCGGCAATTAGTGAAATTGAGGTCACCACCGTATCGGGTGCCGGTGGCGCGAGCGCAGTCACCTGGGACGGCATCATGATACAGGACACGGACACCGTAAATCTAGATTATACTTTGGTGGCTAGAAAGGTGCTCTCGTCGCCGATTGACAAAATTGCCAATCAGGCACAGGATATTGAATTCACTCTGGATGCAACCGTATGACCACTAGAATTCCGGTGCCGGACCTGCTCCCTAGCACTCAGTACGTTGTTCGTATTAGAGCCAAGAGTGGCAGCGCCTATTCAGAATGGACTAACCGCCTGGCGTTTACTACGATTTCTGACACGTTCAACCCTTCGGTGCCGCTCAATCCCACCTGGGTAGTGGTCGGTGATTCTTTCCACGGAGAATGGGATGCTGTAACCACCAATACTAATGGTAACACCATTACTGTTACTCGATATGAGATAGAACTAGTAGGCAATGCTGTTTCGAAGACTGTTTCAGTTACTGCAACGACCGATGCCAAGGTTACTTTAGACCTTCCTTTTGAAGAGAACCGAGCCTTGTTTGGCACTCCACAGCACACCGTTACCATGCGTGTGCGTGCGGTCGATAACAAGGATTTGAAGTCTGCCTGGACCGGTGTACTTTCTGCAACCAATCCAGCGCCAGGGCCGGTCACTTCTCTAAACGCGGTAGGCGGCGTCGGAATCATCGATGTATCATGGACGGCACCAGCAGATAACGATATCATTCGTTATGATGCCTATATCGGGGCAGCCAACATTTGGAGCGGTAACTCTACTGGATTCACCTTTAACACCGTTACTTACACTGCACAAACAATTGAAGTCAAAGCAGTAGACAAGTTCCTGCAAGAGTCCACGGGCGTAACCGACTCTGCCACGGCTACGAGTCCGTTCATCGTAGACACGGTTCCACCAAATCCCCCA